TTACATACTCTCAAGAAAGAAGAAAGAGATATACTTCGTGTAGTTGTTAAGAACGTACACTTCAAACATTACCCGGAACAGTTCTGCACAGATTATGAAGCAGACAAAATGATTGCAGCCATTGCACCTGAGGTGGTAGAAAAACTAATGAAAGTTGGCAAGGATATGAAAGTTGACCAACTTTAAATACAAACCTGATGGTGAAGTTTGCAAAAATTTTATGAAGGATGATACCTTTTTTCGTGGTATTAGAGGGCCAGTAGGGTCAGGTAAATCAGTAGCTTGTTCTGTAGAAGTATTCAGAAGGGCATTAATGCAGGAGAAATCACCGGATGGCAAAAGGAAAAGTCGTTGGGCTATCATCAGAAACACAAATCCTCAGCTTCGCACTACCACGATTAAGACTTGGTTGGACTGGTTTCCGGAAGAAGATTGGGGTAGGTTTTCTTGGTCAGTTCCATATACGCACAAGATATCCAAGAGTGACTTGGAGTTGGAAGTTATATTCCTTGCACTCGACAGACCTGAAGACGTAAAGAAACTTCTTTCATTAGAACTAACTGGCATATGGATTAATGAGGCTAGGGAAATACCCAAGTCAATTATTGATGCATGTACTATGCGTGTGGGTAGATATCCATCTATGAGAGATGGAGGGCCAACATGGACTGGTGTGATTGCAGATACTAACGCACCTGAAGAAGATCACTGGTGGCCAATCATGGCAGGAGAAGTTCCTGTGCCTGATCATATAAGTTCTGAGGAATCTAGGATGTTAGTGAAACCTGATAACTGGAAGTTCTATACACAACCATCAGCTATGATAGAGGAAAAAGATAATGATGGATTGGTTTCAAAATATAATCCTAATCCGTTAGCTGAAAACAAAAAGAATATGATGCCAAGTTATTATCCTAACTTGATACAAGGTAAGACTAAGAGTTGGATAGATGTTTATGTAATGAATAGGCTTGGGCATATACAAGATGGCAAGCCAGTATATAATATGTTTAGAGCCGATGTGCATGTTGCTAAAGAAGAAATACCTGTCGCTGATGGTATGCCTTTATTTATTGGATTAGATTTTGGCTTAACCCCTGCAGCAGTCTTTGGTCAAAAGGTCAGAGGTCGTTGGCTTATATTACAGGAGATAGTTGCTTTTGATATGGGCATAGTTAGATTTGCTGAGTTACTAAGAGCAGAGATAGCAACACGTTACGCTAACTGTGATGTAAATATATTTGGTGATCCGGCAGGAGACTTTAGGGCACAGACAGATGAGTCTACACCATTTCAAATATTGAGAGGTGCAGGACTTCAAGCTAGACCAACACATAGTAATGATGTAGCGTTAAGACTGGAATCTGTGTCAGGCCCATTGCAACGTATGGTTGATGGTCAGTCAGGTGTGTTGATAGATTATAGATGTAAAGAATTGATTAAAGGTTTTGAAGGTGGCTATCACTATAGAAGAATGCAGGTATCAGGAGAAAGGTATGAGGACAAACCATCTAAGGATAGGTTCTCACATATACATGATGCATTGCAGTATCTTATGTTAGGGTCAGGAGAGGGCAGACAAGTGATGGGTCAGTTCAAAACTCTCAAAGCATTTAATGCTAGAAAAGAATTTGATGTATTTACAAGACAACCTAAACAACAAAGACGACAAGGTCTTTGGTCTAGGTTATAACATTTGTGCGTTGTGTATTATTAATTTAATATGTATGCGTTAAAGAAAAGGAGATTCATATGTGTTTACCCGGTGGTGGATCAAAAACACCTGCACCCGATCCTGAATTAGAAAAAGAAAGAGAATCCGAAAAGGCTAAAGAGCAGGTTAAGACTGCTGAAATGAAGCAAGAAGCTTTAGAAGAAACTGTTTCAAGAAGACGTAAAGGTACAGGTAGAAGATCATTGTTGTCTGGTTCAGGTGGTGGTGTAGGTTTTTATAACAGGTATTCATAATGCATGATATAGCTCAAAGCTACATGGCTAAATATGAAAAAGCCAAAACAATCAGACGTGAGTTTGAAGAACTCTACGATGAAATCTTTGAGTATTGTTTACCACAAAGACAGGGGTTTAAGAACTATACCCCCGGTCAAAGACGTGATGATCGTATATTTGATGAGACTGCTGTAGTTGGTGTACAAGAATTTGCATCAAGATTGCAGGCAGGATTAGTTCCTAACTTTGCTAGATGGGCAGACTTTGTTGCCGGTGGAGAAGTTCCTGTTGAAGAAGCAGATGAGATTAACAATAAGCTAGATGAAGTTACGGAATATGTATTTGAAATATTACAGACATCTAACTTTGCACAAGAGATACATGAATGTTTTATAGACCTTGCTCTTGGTACTGCTGTACTTGCTGTTACTGAAGGTGATGCTGTAAACCCAATACGTTTCCATTCTATTCCATTGCCACATGTTGTGTTGGATACAGGGCCTGATGGAAGAATTGATCATGTTTATAGGGAAAGAGATTTAAAGTTTAGTGACTTACCTATTGCATATCCAAGAGGTTCTTTTACTGAACAAACATTAGATAAGATACAAAAGTATCCTGATAGCAAATGCAAGATACTAGAAGTATCATGCAAGCTTTATGACAAACCAAATGAAGAACGCTATAGCTATATGGTTATAGAGATGGGTGACAAGAAGCTTATACTAAATGAAGAGTATAATGGCATAGGCTCTAATCCTTTTATTGCCTTTAGATGGAGTAAAGCCTCAGGTGAAATTTATGGCAGAGGTCCTGCAGTTAACGCATTGAGTGCTATTAAGAGTGCTAACCTTACAATAGAGTTGGTGTTAGAGAATGCACAGATGGCAATATCAGGCATCTATCAAATGGATGATGATGGTGTTATTAACGTAGATACAATTAACTTAGTGCCGGGAACTGTAATTCCTAAAGCACCTAACTCACAAGGACTACAGCCTATAAGGGCAGCAGGCAACTTCGATGTTGCTAACTTGGTTCTTAATGATATGAGAAATAATATTAAGCGTGCTTTGTACAATGATATGCTTGGTGATCCTAACAAGACACCTGCTTCAGCAACTGAAGTTGCAGAACGTATGGCTGATCTATCAAGAAAGATAGGTTCAGCATTTGGTAGATTGCAGGCTGAGATGGTACAGCCAGTATTACAGCGAGTAATATACTTGCTAACTAAGCAAGGCAGGATAGAAATACCAACTGTTAATGGCAGACAAGTTAAGATTAAAAGCGTTTCCCCACTGGCACAAGCACAATCAAATCAAGACATTGTGTCTCTAGATAGATTCTTAGAAATGGTCGCAGGGCGTTTCGGTCCTGAGGTGATTAACCTCCTAGTCTCCTCAGAAGAAACAGCAATCTATCTAGCCAAGAAATTTGGTGTGCCAGACCAGTTGATCCGTGATGTTGGTGAGAGACAACGCATGGTACAGATGGCACAACAGATGCAACAACAAACAGGAATAGACCCGAATGCAAACCCAAACATCCAAGCACTTGGGGGTTGATGGATACCCTCGCTCCAAAAACAATGATGAAAAAATATCTTTAGATTTAGCCAGTACATTCAATACTCCCAGTGGACTGGCTACTTTACAATATCTTAAGTCTATAACAATAGAAGCTATAACAGGAGCTAATATAAGTTCTGATGAGTTAAGGCATCTTGAAGGACAAAGATATCTAGTGGCATTGATTGCCAAACGAGTTCAACATGCAGAGAGGATAAATCATGGAAGAAACATCAGCAACACCAAATGAAACTACTGAAGCTCCAGTAGAACAAACTACGGAATCTGTTCAGGCTGAAAGACCTGAGTGGCTACCTGAAAAGTTTCAGACACCTGAAGACTTGCGTAAATCATATGACGAACTTTCAAGTAAGCTTGGTAAGGGTGAGGAAGAATTACGTGAGAAACTATTACAGGAAATGGAAACAGAGGCATTTTCAAGTAGACCTGATGCAGTTGGTGATTACGTATTACCTGAGGTTATAGATGAGCAAGCTGCTGTAGATAATGAATTGCTTGACTGGTGGTCTAACTATTCATGGGAAAATGGATTAAGCCAAGAAGAGTTTGCAGAAGGCATAGAGAAATATGCTACAGCTATTATGGGTCAGCAACCTGATCTTGAAGCTGTGCAAAAAGAACTTGGTGATAATGCCCATGAAAGAGTTGAGGCTGTACAATTGTGGATGAATAAGTTTTTTCCTGATCCTGCAATGCAAGAAGCCGTTGCAGAACTAGGTGCAAGTTCAGCAGGCATTAAAGCTTTGGAGCATATTATAGAGCAAACAAAATCATCCAATGTAGCAGGTCAAGGAACAATTGCAGGCCAAGTTACGAAAGAAGATGTAGAAGCTAAGATGAAAGACCCAAGATACTGGCAACAGGGTAGACGTGATCCGGCATTCGTACAGGAGGTCAATAATGAATGGAAGCGTCTTTACGGGTGAAGGTGATTATGGCATTGCTGAAATAATTAAAAGCAGGCCAAGTCATGCAGAAAAGCTTCAACATAATTTAAGGGATACTGATTTACGAGAATGTTTAATTGCAGGTGTGTCTCCGTGGCGAGCATTAATGCAATCATTACAAGTAGATACAGCAGAAACTTATACTGTTTTGTTAAAAGAAGAACCGGTTATGATGTTTGGTGTTGTGCCACAGCATGATTTGGTAGCAAGAATTTGGATGCTATGCAGTCCTGTAGTAGAGCAATATCCAAAAACATTTGTTAAATTGTCACCATCTATTGTGGATTACTTTCAAAATAAATATTTTTTATTGGAAAACGTATGCCCAATAGATCATTACAAGACTTTAAGTTGGTTGGAATATCTTGGCTTTGGCTTTTTACCATCTGCTATTTCTAGTAATGGTTATCACGTTTTACGATTTGTGCGTTGTCAAAACCTTTATTATATGCAATCCCTTGAAGATACACGGCCTGTAATAAGCTGACAGCCCTAACGGATAACTGGATGAAGCCGAAAACAGACAACCGATAGCAACCTAAACAACAAACTGCAATGAGCAGGGAAAGGACTAATAATGGCTAATACAATAGATCAAGCCTTTATTAAGCAGTTCGAGTCCGAGGTACATCTTGCGTATCAGAGAATGGGTTCAAAATTAATGAACACTGTTCGTAACGTAAGCAATGTTGCAGGAAGCGTAGTACGCTTTCAAAAAATCGGTACTGGTTCAGCTTCAACTAAATCAAGGAATGGTATGGTTACTCCGATGGAACTAGATCATACTAACGTAGAAGCAACATTAGCAGACTATTATGCTGCTGAGTACATTGACAAGTTAGACGAACTCAAGACAAACATTGATGAGCGTCAAGCTATTGCTACTTCAGCCGCTGCTGCATTAGGCCGTAAGACAGATGAGATTCTTATTACAGCTATGGATGCAGGTGCTAACTCAACTCAGTTACATGATACTGGCAGTGCTGTAGAAAAAGCAGACTTGTTATCAGCTTTTGAAACATTTGGTTCTGCTAACTTACCTGAAGATGGTAATAGATATATTGCTATGCATCCAAAAGGATTTGCTGACTTATTCTTAATTAATGAGTTTGCATCTTCTGACTATGTAGGCGATCAGAACTTACCATATGCAGGTGGCATGACAATGAAAGAGTTCTTGGGATTCAAGATTTTTTCAACAACTGCTGTAACTGCAGGTAAGAACATGGCATATCATACAACTGCTGTAGGACTTGGCATTGGTGCTAATGTAACTACTGAGTTAAATTATGTGCCTGAAAGAGTTTCACACTTAGCAACATCAATGATGTCCATGGGTGCTGTCGTTATTGACGACAATGGTATCTATGAACTTCTTGATAACAATACATAGGAGGTGAATCATGGCTTATAGTGCAGCAAACCTAACAAGAATTGGTGGAGCATCTAATGGCGATCTCTGGTTTTATACATCAGCAGATGCTATTGCTACTGTAAATACATCAGGTTATTTCAACGATGCAGCAAATATGCTTGCAGTTCGTGACTTAATTATTGTTGTAGATACAAACACACCAACAACAAACTTTGTTAATGTGTTATCAAATACTGGTACAGTGGTTGACGTTTCTGACGGAACTGCCGTAGTAGAAACTGATGGCGA